TGCCTGCACCTACAAAGCAGTGAACTATGATGACCAAATTACCAGTGCAACTGTTACATTAGATGATCCAAACGGAACTGTTCAAACCTTGAATGGATTAGTTGATTATGTAATTGACAAAGAAGTCGGATCAGTAACCCTTGAAATTCTCCAAGACTGGGGCGTTGCAAGTGGATTCTGTGACACACTTTGGACAGATGCAGACACAGCACCAACAACAGCAGTTGCAATGACCTTAACAATTAACACAAAAGTTATGACATTAAGTGTTATTCCAAAGCGCCCAGATTTCGGTGGCGCTGCACCGGATGCATTAACTGTTTCAGTTACAATGCCAATCCGATCAGTATCAATAGCGTAACTATCGAACAGGGGTCACCTAATGTTTAAAATACAAATAGAATGGAAACTTGCAGATGGAAAGTCTTTTGAAGAATGGACTATTCCATGGGAGATTGCACAAGCTGAGAAAGAAACTGGCACAACTTTCTTGGAACTATTCAAACGAGAATTGCCACCAAGCATTGAACAACAATTTTGGCTTGCTTATCAAATGCAAAAACGACTCAGTGACAAGCCGGTTGGTCGCTTTGAAGATTGGCGATCAAGCGTTGTTCACATCAATTCAAAGGATTTTGCAACAACAAATTTTACCAAGCCGGAAGCATCGAAAGAAGTTTGATAGAACTGGCCGTTATATCGCGCCAGCCATTATCAGAGTTCAAAACGCTTTCGGCCGAGCAGGTATCAACAATTGCAGATGTGGTGAATAAATATCATGGCGGCTAAACCATTTCAAATCAAAATTGCTGACAAAGACATACTTGCCATTCTTAAAACTTTTAGCAAGATGGATGAAATAGCAAAAACAGATATGAAAAAAGCAGCCAACGACATAGCAACAGTTGCAGCATCTGCTGTCGGCTCAGCTCTACAAGCAACACCACAAGGGCAAGCAATTGCCAAAACAATAAGAGTTTCAAAATCAAGTAAATCACCAGTCATTACAATTGGTGGTGGAACTTCAAAACTTAAATCAGGAACACCAGTAGGTGAGATTCTTATTGGTACAGAATTTGGTGCTTACAACAACATAAGACGAGAACGCAAATCGGGAACTTATGTTGGGCTTAGACAATTTGACAAGAGGTCACCACGCGAGGGCAGAGGCAATGCCGGATATTTTATCTTTCCAACACTTAAAGCATTACAACCTTACATAACACAACAATGGGTTGAGCAAGTTGATAGAATAAGACGTGAGTGGAAAAGTAGGGTTGCATAATGGCTGACATTAGAACATTGAAGTTAGAGTTGCTTGCTGATACAGCGCAATTCTCAACTGGCTTGAATAAAGCAACAACTGAAACACAATCATTCACAGGCAAGATTGACAAGATTGTTGCAACAGCTGCTAAAGCATTCTTAGGCCTTGCAACAGCAGTTGGAACAGCAGCATTTGCAATTGGTGTTTCAGCTGTTAAAGCAGCCATTGAAGATGAAAAAGCCCAGGTTAGCCTGGCTCAAACTTTACGCAATACAACCAAAGCAACAGATCAACAAATTGCAGCAACCGAAGATTACATTGATGCCACAGCTAGAGCCACTGGTGTTGCTGATGATCAATTAAGACCATCTTTAGACAGGCTTGTTAGATCAACACAAGATGTAACTAAAGCACAAAAACTTCAACAACTTGCATTAGATATTGCAGCAGGTACAGGCAAAGACTTAGCAGCAGTTACTGAAGCCCTTGGAAAAGCCTACGATGGCAATCTTGGTGCTTTAAAAAGAATTGGTGTTCCACTTGATGAGAACATTGTTAAAACTAAAGATTTTGATGGTGCAGTTAAAGCATTGTCTGAAACATTTGCTGGTCAGGCTGCAGCAGCAGCTGAAACATTTGCTGGAAGAATGCAAAGGGTTCAAATTGCAGTAGATGAAGCCAGAGAACAAATTGGATTTGCTTTATTACCTTTCATGGAAAAACTTGCAAAGTTCACAACAGATAATCTTGTGCCTGCACTTGAGGGCTTAGTTAATGGATTGACTAGAAGTGGCAAACAAGGATTAACAAAAGCATTTTATGATGCCGGAACTGGTGCAGTAACTTTTGGTTATGACATGGAATCGACTGAGGGTTCAGCATATTTACTTGGTGAACAGTTAAGAGACTTAGGTGATGCAATTGGTAGGTTATTGCAAATTGATCCTACAACTGGTGAAAGTTCACTGATTAAGTTAATTGATTCATTCACAACACTTATTGGAAAGATTGAATCAGCAATTGGAGCATACGAAAGATTCAAAGAATCATTTATCGGTGGTGCAATTTTAGACATTTCAACTGCACCAATTAGAGCAGCAGGACAATTGGCAGCAGGTAACCCTAGAGGCGCAGTTACTGTTGTGAACAATTTTGGTGCAACTAATTCAAAGGCTCAAGCAAACACAGTTGTTAAATCAATCAACAATGCTGCAAAGGCTGGCACAGTTAACAAATTTGTTAAGCCAATGATTCCAGGCAGATAATTATGCCTTGGTCACCAAACGCCACAGTTAAGATTAACGGCACAGCTGTTACTAATTACACCCTTGAAGGTGTTCAAATCAGCATGGGTCGCGATGATGTACAACAACAATCATCAGCAGGCTTTGCCACAATTGACTTTTTAGATTTGCCTTACACTGATGTTGAAATCTTTGACACCATCACAGTTACCTTGGACAATTACACAGGTGTTGATACCACAATCTTCACTGGCTTAGTAACAGATGTTTCAGTTTCAGTCCTTGACGCTGGAACAACAAACACATTTATTACACAGATCAGTGCATCCGGTGCGCTTTCAGAACTTGCAGCTAAAGAAGCAAACATTGTTGGCTATGCCGAGCAAAAAGATGGTGACAGGATTGTCTCAGTTATCACTGACACTTTTGGCCTTAAATGGAATGAATTACCTGCAACACAAGTCTGGACTGATTACACAACTGAAACATGGGCTGATTTGCTTGGTGTTGATATTTCAGCAATTGACACACCTGGAACATATGATTTGTTTAGTTCAACAGCTGCACCAGAGCCTTTAAATGCTTTAAATTATGTTCAGATTGTTGCTGACTCAGGTTCAGGCTTTATCTATGAAACTACAACTGGTGGCATTGGTTACCAAGACCAAGATGCAAGAGCTGATTATGTTTCAGCAAATGGCTTTGTGAATGTATCTAAAAACTTTATTTTGGCTGATGGCATCAATGTGACCACATCCAGAAATGACATCATCAACGATGTAAGAGTTATTTATGGCGCAGCACAAGATGTTATGCAAGTTGAGGAACTTGATTCAATTAGTCAGTACGGCAGGGTTACACAGTCAATTGAAACATTCTTGAAGAACTCAGGTGATGCCGATACTTTGGCAGATCGTCTAGTACTTCTTAACGCTTACCCATCACCAGTTATCCAGGGTATTCAAATACAAATTGATGCACCAACAATGACCAGTACTTTGCTCAATTCTTTGGTAGGTGTATTTTTTGGCATGCCTGTATCTGTCACAGACTTTCCTGCACTTTTGTACCCAAATCAATTTTTTGGTTATGTTGAGGGATGGCAATGGGACATTGACCGATTTACTGCTAGGCTTACATTGAATGTTTCAGACTTCACATTCTCAGCTGTGCCTGTGGCGTGGCAAGATGTATATGCTGGTGAAATCTGGAGTACAATAGACCCATCACTACAATGGCAAGATGCCTTATTAGGAGTCAATTAACAAATGGCAACAACTACACCAAACTATGGCTGGACAGTTCCAACTTCAACTGATCTTGTCAAAGATGGCGCAACAGCAATTGAGACTTTAGGTGATGCAATTGACGCATCCATGAACACAGCTCTTGGCACAAAAAAAGCCGGAATGGTATTACTGAATACAACTAGTTTTAGTGGAGTAGCCAGTACTTCATTAGCAGCAAGCACTTTTAATTCAACCTACAGAAATTATAGAATAATTCTTAATTTTAGACCAGCAACAAACAATACTACTTTTACGTGGCGTATTAGAAAAGCAGGTTCAGACGTAACCACTTCAACATATTTTTTAGCAGGTACTTCAACACAGTCAGGTTCAGCTACAATTAGTTCTTATAGAGTTAATGGTGGAACTTCTTTTTCAACTAATGCTGATATTCCTAATAGTGCTGATACAATTGTATCTTTTGATATTACAGATACAACTAATTCTAATCAATTAAAAGGTTTTGGTTCAATTATGAGTACTGCTGGAATTTACTACAGTTTTGGTTTTGTGAATTCAACAGCAGATACGGCAGATTCTATGACTTTTTATATGTCAAGTGGTAACATTACTGGTCGCTATCAAGTGTTTGGATATAATGAATAATGGTTAAATCTAAAGAGGAAACAATTTTAATTCAAGAAGGTGACACAGTTGTTGAATTAACTGGTACAGATAAAGAAATGTTTTTAGCAGATAGAGAAGCAACCAATGTCCAATATGCTCTGCTCGAAGCCGAGTATAAAGCCAAACAAGATGCGCGTGAATCTGCTATTAAAAAACTAGCTGAGATTGCCGGCCTAACCAAGGAAGAATTGGCAAGTATCTTATGACCAACTACAAAGCAATAGCAGCATCCTGGGCAAGATCATTTGTTGCAGGACTTATTGCATGTTATCTAGCAGGCGTTACTGATCCAAAGATGTTGTTGTCAGCAGGAATCGGTGCAGTTGCACCAGTAATTCTTCGCTGGTTAAATCCACAAGATTACGCATTTGGAAAAGTTAATGTCAAAGAAGCTGACGAACACTAAAGGCTGGACTGGCCATGATGCTGCGCAATGGATGGCAGTTGCTCACATGTCAGGCAAACGTGGAGTAAAAGGGCTTTGTCTTAAGACTTGCCGTCAAGCATGGCAAATACCAGCAAAATATCCAAGCGCAATTGTTGCCTGGAATAACACACCTAAGAAACACAAATTTACTGATCCAATGAAAGCACCTCAAGGGGCAACTCACTTCTGGAAAGGTGGCAAATTTGGCCATGTGGCTATTCAATCTGATAAACCTGGTTATGTGTGGACTACTGATTTACCTGTCAAAGACACAATAGGAAAGATTTATTACACAGGCGTGACAGATGCCTGGGGTTCAAAGTATCTTGGGTGGACAACACAATTGAATGGGGTTGATTTAAATGTCTAAAGATCACAAGATTGAAATTCCAGATGTGTTTGGTGATGCACTCATACAAGTGATGAATGCAGCTCATGCAAAAGGTGAATTAGTTACTGGCTTTGTTTGTTTGTTGGAAACCTACAACGGCAAACGCAAGAAGATGATCACAGTTACTTCACCAGAGATGCCCGAATACCAGGCATACGGAATGATTAACTTTGCATCCATAAACTTTGAATACGCAGACTCACCGGACGATGATGACTTTGAAGAAGATGACTACGACCCGGACTGGTACAAACGCCAATGACAATCAACGAAATAGTCGGTGTTGTGAGTGTGTCAGCGACTATACTTGTATTGATGATTCGCCTAATAGCGATCCAAACTAAAATCAAACAAACATTGTTTCCTAATGGTGGATCATCACTAGCTGACAAAATAAATGACATGAGAATTGATTTGTCAAAACTACAAACAAAAACTGATATGATATGGAGTGACGTTATCGACCTCAAGAAAAAGAGGTAAGTTATTAAGCGCATTGTAATAATTTCAGATTTGCAAATTCCATTCCATCACAAAAGGAATGTTGAGAAGTTACAAGATTTTATCTTCGAATCAAAAATTGATGGCCTTGCCTGTGTAGGTGATGAAATAGATGTGCCTCAGCTTGGTGCTTTTAATAAAGGCACTAGAGCAGAATTTGAACGAACACTCCAAAGAGATTTTGATACAGCTCATAAGGTGCTTGGTGAGTTTCGGGATGCTTTGGGATCAAAGAAAAAAAGTTTTATATTACAACGCAGTAATCACAGTCAGCGCATTGAGAAATATATTTATCGCAATAGTCCTGCTTTTGAATCAGTCACAGCTCTGCGCATTGAAAATTTGTTGGGATTGAACAAGTTAGGAATAACTTATCAACGTTCAATGGATTACATTGCACCAGGAGTTTTGATGGGTCATGGGGATGAGGGCAGGCTGTATTCACAGGGTGGCCTTACAGCCCTCAATTTGGGCATTAGAACGGGTCAAAATGTTGTTTGTGGACATACCCATAGGCAAGGCATTTCAAAGGCTTCTAGGGGCTTTGGTGGCCGTTTAAACACTATCTGGGGCATGGAAGTGGGACATCTAATGGATTTGCGATCATCTGGTGCAAATTACATTCGAGAAAAGGCTGCCAATTGGCAATCTGGATTCGGTATTTTGTATATACAAGATAACCATGTTGTTCCTCAGCTTGTGCCAATTAACGAAAAAGGCAAATTTATTGTTGATGGCAAAGAGTGGGGTTAAACACGCCTTTGCAATAAGTCGGCCAAGTCGGTCAAAATTGTGTTATCATAAATACATGCTTAAAACTTCGGATGTTGCAAAGCAATTGAAAGTATCTGCGCGCACCATCCAAAGATGGGCAGACAAAAAGATCATTAAAGCAACAGTGCTTCCAAGTGGACACAGAAGATTTGATGAAACAGAAGTCAACAAAATAAAACAGGGAGAGTAAATGGGATTCTTCAACATTGAAGATTATGAACCAGTTGAAGCAAGACTTTCACGATTCTGGGAACAACACCACGAAGATGGAAGAATTGAAACTGAACTGGTGTCACACAATGCAGGACATTACATTGTCAAAGCAATTGTGTTTGTTGGTGATCGTCAAGTTGCTACTGGCTTAGCTGATGAACACACAGAACAAAAAGGCGTTAATGCACGCAATGCTTTGGAGAATGCTGAAACATCTGCAATTGGCAGAGCATTAGCAAATTTCAATTTTGCACCTAAAGGCAAAAGACCAAGCCGAGAAGAAATGGTCAAAGCAAATGTTGAACAATCATTAGGTGCAAGTGAAGTGCCTTATGTTGAAAAACCAGTTACTTATCTGAAACCTCGCAGGATTGCGACCCCGAAGATGTCTGGTTGGTTACAACGCGAACTTGCAAAGCATCTAAAAGATACCAGTCAACAAAATGCTTTTGTTCAATTCGCATCAAGGCGCAAAGATGCTCAGATTGTTCCGGAATCAAATTTGACATTTGAAGAAGTAAAGCCCCTTTTGGATGACATACAATCAGGCCATCTTGTTGATAACATTACAGCATGGAAACAGGGAATACCAAAGAGCCATGAAACAGCTGAACTTATAGCTGCAGGTGGCGCAGAGGATGATCCATGGACATCTCCGGGATTTTGATGTATATGACGCTACTAACCACACCAAAAGATTTGCCAGCCGATTGGAAAGCAATCGCAATGTGCGAATCATCACTAAACCCCAAAGCAATCTCACCAACAGGCAAGTTCATGGGATTGTTTCAATTCTCGCAAGCATCATGGGAAT